GCGTTAGCACCATGCCAAGAAACGATACCGCCGCCACAATCTGTTCAAACGTTAATGGGTTCATCCTTCCACCTCCTACTCGAGGCTCTTAGGAATGAGAGGAACGATGCCTGAACAATAGCCACTGTCTGAGTTGTAGATATACACGTGACCATCACCGCCGCCAGCTGCGCCTAGCCAGATTTTGGCGGTGTTGTTACCCTGCTGTACGGCTAGCGGGTGGTAGCCTTGATATTTAGGCAGTAGTTCATCAGGCAACTGCCCTGTTGTTGTATATGACGGGTAACCGCCCGCCATGAAACAATCAAGGTACATTACACCGCCACGAACGCAATACCTTACACGTACCCACTGATTATTAACTAGGTCAGTCCATGAGACATATTTCATCAACTTGAGTAAGTCTGTACTCTTTACCTCTTCTTGCTTCTTAGAGTCAACGTTGACGCTTACACCAGAATCAGTCAATTTGACTGATGTTTTGTGCATGCCGTCATCACTTGAAGCCCTCAGAACAACCACTTGAGCTCCGACCGCAAAATTCCCTGTTGGCTTAAACAGAAGATTATTGGTCATTAGAGCTGTAGCTCTATATCCTCCATTACTTTGGTAATTAGCGACAATACTAAGTGCTCCATTGTTGAGGTTAATAATGCCCTGGTCGAAACTCGCTACCTGTGTCTCTCCTTTGTAGATTCCCATTCCCTGACTGTTCACTGTGACGTGAGCGCCGTTCTTATCTCCTACGTGTGCGCCGTCCTGATCGTGCGAGAAGGCGTTTGTCAAATCCTCGACCGTGCTCTTTACTTCGTCAGCCTTGTTGCTTGCTTCCGTTGCCATAGTCTTCGCCTCCTTTGCTGTGTCATTGGCGTTCTTTGCGTCCGCGGCTACATGGCTCACTTCCTCCGCTGCCTTCTCAGCTTTAGCCGCGACAGTCTCGACTTTCTCTGCCGCTGCTGTTGCCGTGGTTGCTACGTCAGCAATCTTCTCTGTTGCTGCGTCAGCCTTCTTCTCAACAGCTACCGCTTTCTCCTCAACGGCTTGGACCTTAACCGTGGCCTTGTGGGTGTCTTCTACTGTCTTGCGTGTGGTCGATGCGAGGGCGGTCAGACGCTTGTCAGTTGCTTCCTGCGTGCGTTCTTGGGACGTTGTGCCACTCTTGGTCAGCGTGCCTTCGATTGCGCCGAAGCTGTATCGCGTGGCCTTTGGGTCCACGAGGTTAATCGTTCGACCAACACAGAGCATCATGCGGTCAATGCCGTGCGGCTCGCTGGTGACTTGGACACGCTGCAAGTAGTCAATCTGCTGGACGGCCACATCTGCGTAATGTAGATCCGTAGCGCTCACCGTGATGGAATCGGAGAGCTTGCCAGCGGCAAGGTCGGCCACTGCTTTGTCTGCAAGTGCCTGTGGCTGGTTCAGATGGTCATACTCCATCAGCCTCTCAATGACGCCATAACGCTCAGCCATTGCAGTATCTACGACCGCGTCGCCGACAATGTCATAACCACCGCCAACATAGGCGTGTTCATCATCGATGGTTACGTCCTTCTCGTCTTCACCCTCGCCGGTCTTGCCAACTGGCACGATGGCCGTGTAGATGTCTTTACCATCAGCGCCGGTGTTTAGATCAAGAAGGTTCTGACCAAGCTCTACAGACTGAGCGGCTTCGCTTGAACCGTCCGCGTTCAACCAATCGAAGTAGTTATCCTCGCCCACATAGCGAACACGGAAATAACCACCGCAGAGCTTCGTGAGCTTCTCGCGCATCTCCTTCAGTGTGGTCGGACGTGTGCCGGTGCCACGCTGAAGCGCGCCGAAGTTAACGCCAGCGTTAATGCCTACCTTGAACTTCTCGCATCGGTTAGACACGCGCAGGTTGTGTTGCTCAATGAACCACTCGAACAGCTCGCCAGCCTTAGCGGGGGCGTTAATCTCGCAGTCAATCTCGTCAGTGTCGTATGTCTTATAGGGGCGGACGGTGGTGTCGTTGAGGTAAGCCATCGCGCCTTCGCAGATAACATCAATAGATCCGTTCATAGACATCGACACTTTGCGGATTCGACCACGGAAGAGAATCTTCTGCGTCTCGTGTTCCGTGAGCTCAATCTCGCGCTCGGTGTTCATGACCGATTCGCGGTTAAACGCGCGCCAGAGCGGGTGTGTTGGCTGCACGGTAAAAGAAAGAGTCGGAGACTGCCCCGACTCTTCTACAAGCTTACCAGCTGAAATCTGCACGCCTTCCTCACGCGGATCATGAATAACGTTTCCCGCATAAGTCAGTACATACATTTCTATGCCACCCTCTCCCACATATAGACGGCTCTGTAAGGTGGCATGTTGTTGTGTGGCTGGCCACCACCGACCGCGTCAACCTGGAAGCGGTAATTGGTATACGTATCAGCTGAGCGTGCCGTCCACTGGTTGCCGCCGCCGTTATCCGTGCCGTAATGCATCGAGGTGTCGTGACTGTGGCTTGGCATCTCGTTGATGGTCAGCGTGTGAGTGTCCTCGCCGCCAGTTGAGCCTGCGGGAAACTTCTGCGACTGAGCCAGAAGGAACACACCATTCAACGCCTGCCATGTACCGCCAAGAAACGTTGCAGGGTCAGTTGACTTGGTGCTTTGGTAGATTGCACCTACTGGAAACATAGCGTCCAGCAGGTCGAAGTTCTTGGCCAAGTCCTTAATAGTCTGAACAGTCTCGTCCGTGACGTCAGGCTTCGTGAGACCCAGCCTTGGAGTCTTTGTGCTCATTAAATGTCCTTCCAATCGAAGTCGAGCATAACTGTTGTGTTGTTGTGTGTCTCCGCGTCATCGACGTACGCATGCTCTCGCCATGTTCCGCGCATGTCCTGCCACTTCTTACCGGCTAGGCTGGACCATGTCAGACCCTTGAGTCTGTTCTTTCCAGCGCGGCCAATGTATGCCAGGCTTGTGCCGTCGAGCTGCTCCCAGGTAAGCCCCGCATAATCGCGCCAGATTGCCGTTCCGTAGTCCGGCGTAGTGTTTACGGTTACACGGTTCTTTCCGTTGTGCAGCTCCAAGTCTCGGTTTATCCACACACCCGGCTGAAGGTCAACGGTTCGCCCGTTGATGTTGACAAGGGCGCGTGTGTGGCATGTGATGGCCGGAACCACCGCATGCGCGGGGCCGTCGATGATGTAAGTCTTGCCAAGTTCACCGTCAAGCTCGTAGTGCATAACACCGCGCGACTTGTATGGATCTGCAGTGATTGTTAGCTTGATGTCCGCCGTCTCGTCGTAGAGCGTCTGGGAGGTGACCTCGAAGCGTCCTGTGTAGGTGTAACCATCGTCCCAGGACAGCGTGAACTCTAAGCGCCTACCGTGAAGCATGTTACGCATGGCGGTCAGCGTTGTCTCAACGCTTGCCCAGTCATGTGTGTCGAGCGGCGAGAGTGTAATGGTGATTGTCCGCTTGTCGAACACCGGCGCACCCGTCAGCCACTCAGACAAGTCCAACACGCCATCGCGTCCAGGAATAGACACCGTAGATGTTCTGGTGGCTGGCGGTTTGTCTGTGTAGTTCGTGACTGCTAGGCGATAGGTGGCGCAAAGCGGCACTCCATCAACCACAACCTCGTACGTGTCTGTTAGTTCCGTCATCTGTTTGCCACCACCTTATATTCACCGAGGTTTGAATCCACATACGGCGAGACAATCGAACCGACCGTCTGGCCATCCATCACAACGCGCATATTGCGCACATCTTCACGCAGTCCACTAATCTCGCTAATCAACTCGTCGTCACTCTTAGAGTTGTTCACTGCATCGCTGATGTAGCCTGTGAGCGTGCTAATTGGCGCGACCGCTTCAGGTCCTGCTTCTCCGCCAATCATGGCCTTGTTTCCGTTCATGCCGAACATGGTCGGATTCATCAGAACACCACCGTCGGCGTACCACTCAATGCCCAGGCTTGGAACAGATGGTGGAGCGAGCGAGAATGTACCGGAGATGCTAAAGTGCGGAAGCTTAATCTTTGGGAACTCAAGATGAAGACCGCGGAAGAATCCGCCGATGGCGTCCAGGGCTCCGGATACGGTGTTCTTAGCGTCGCCCATGACGTTGCCAATCGTGCTCGAGATACCGTGGAAGACGTTGCTCACCGTGCTTGAGATACCGTTAAACACTGCCTGGAACGTTCCGGCGATTCCGTTGACAATGCCGGACAGAGCAGACGAGAGACCATTCACGATGCTCGTGACGGTTGTGCTCATGCCCTGGAACACTGTCTGCGCGCCATTTGCGGCCATTTGCCAGTTGCCTGTGAAGATACCAACAAACACGCCGATAACCGTCTGAATTACGCCGACTGTGGTCTGAATGATGCCGGAGATTGTTCCCATTACCGTCATGACAATGCCGCCGACAACCTCAAACGCTGCACCAAACACCACGGACACGATTGTGGCCACTGTAGTGAACGCCACGCCCAAGTTCTGAAGCACTGTGTCAACAAGTGGCTGAGCCGCTGCAGCGAACTGAGAAATGGCGTCTCGTGCTGTTTCGATGTATGGCGATAGAGTCTCAAAAGCTCCGCCGACAGCTTCGCCGAATCCGCTGAACGCTTCAACGATAAGACCCGCGCCCGTGCTTAGTCCGTCAAGCGCAGGCTGCAGAATACTCATAACAAAGTCGGCCACTGGTTGCATGGACTGAAGCCACGCGTCAAATCCTCCGCCAGTGGATAGGTTGGTGATTGCGTCCGCGAGTTGTTTGATTAGATCCGCTGCGCCGTTGACAACAACCGCAAATGCCCCGCCGAGTACTTCAACGATTGAGTTCAGCACCGGGACGATGGCATCTATTGCATCGCCGAAGATTGGCCCTAGGGCGTTACCAAGCTCACCAAGCGTGCCCATAAGATTGCCAAGTGCCTCTTGCAGTGGTGGAGACACCGCGACCAATCCAGCGAACGCAGCGATGGCGATTCCAACGGGACCACCCAACGCACTCAGCAAGCCGGACAAAGGGCCGAGCATAGCGCCAAGCACTGGGATATTGGCAATAACCGGAGCAAGGCCGCTGAGCGCCATGGCCGAGAAAGCCGAAGCGATAGGAGCCACAAACGTCGGAATATTGCCGAGTTGCTTGCCCATGGCATCAATAGCCGGCGCCGCTTGCTTGAACGCATCAACCAACACCTGAATAGCCTGCGTGAAAATTGGAGCGGTCAGACGCGACAGAGCCGCGCGAACGTTAGCGAATGAGCCAGCCAGTGTGTTACCAGACGACAGAGCCGCTTCGCCTAGACCGATACGCATTGCTTCCGAGAATGTATGGAAGTCAATCTGTCCCTTGGAGACCATGTCGGAGACTTCTTTGGACGTCTTGCCAAGGTATTCACCCAGGAGCTGCAGAACTGGTACGCCAGAGCTTGAAAGCTGCAGCATGTCGTCGCCCATCAGCTTGCCACGCGATGCGACAGAGCTGAAGATAACGCCGATATCGTTGAACGCTCGACCAGATGCTGCCGCAACGTTCGCAACGGACTTCAGCGTGTTGGTCATATCCTCGCCGGACTTAATGCCAGCTGCAGAAAGCGTTGCTGCCGCTGTTGCGGCGTCGCCTAGGCCAAACGCCGTGCCGCGGACTGATTGAGTGGCCGAGTCCATAATGGACTCGATGTCCTGGGCGTCATGGCCAAAGCCGGCGAGCTTCTTTCGTGCGTTGTCGATGTTCAGCGCGCGGTCAATGCCGCCCTGGATGGCCATACCAGCAACCGCGGCAATTCCCGCCTGGCCTACGCCAATCAGTGAGCTCGTGATTTGCTGAGTGTTGGTGCGCACGGCATTCCATGCGTTGGATAGTCCGTTTCTCGCGCTTGTCGCGATGCCGCTGAAAATGTTCTGAGCCCGCGACCTAAGCTCTGCAAACGATGACTGCACGCTGCCAGACGCATCGCCCATACTGTGATCCATAGAGCGCGATACTTCCTGCGCTTTATTTTGAATCTGACTGAGTGAAGATTGCGCCTTGTTTACGCCGTCAATAAAGCCATCGGCGTTAACGGTGAATTTTGCGGAGAGTGTATAGTCACTTGCCATATATACCTCCTCTCATGTTTATTTCTGTTGATTCGATAGAGCCTTCTCGAGCGCGGCCATTTTGTCGCGCGCTTCTTTCGCGCTCATGGTCTTTCTGTCAGGCTTGTTTGCTTCAACCCACAAAAGCTCAGGCTCTTCGCTCTTCTTCTTGTAGCCATTGGCGAGCGCGTTTGCTATTGCTTCATTGAGAAGCATTTGGTCAGACGCGACGCGGTCATGCTCAGCTACTTGAAGAAGGGCAATCTGAGCCGCTGTGAGCCTGTCAAACTCGTCCGGCGTCCACCCAAAGCGAACAGCCGCCCACGCCCACATTGCGTCACGCTCATAGCCTGTCAGCGGCTTCTGTGGCGCTTCTTGTGGTTGGTTGGCCTGTTGTTTGTTTGTGGATGGTCTGACCCAGCGCGGGCTCACCAGATCTACTGGAATAAAAAACCGCAGTCCTTCATGAGTGAGTCGCTTACGGCTTCAATCATCTGAGCGTAGCCGTGCTCCTGCAGGTACTTTCCAGCAAGCTCAATGGCCTGTGTAGGATTGACCCATGCGCTTTGTCCACTCTCGCGGATGCCATACGCGAAGATGGTCTTAGTCTCGCGCAGGGTTGGCTGAGCGGTGAACACGGAAATAATACTTTTGTTACCAATCGCACTCTCGGCCATCTCAACACGCTTCTCCGCATAGAGAAGCTCGTATGTAGTACCGTCAACATCGAAGGTAAAATCTGCCATTTCTTACTCCTTAACTAATAAAAAAGGGG